CTACATACATACGACTGTTGGCTTTGTTCGTAATCAAATAAACAAAGCCAACACAGTCTTCAGGTAGTTCCTCAATAATTTCGTTATTATAAAGCCACATTAGAATAATCAGTAGTGTAAACTACTATTTATTCTTCCTCTTCGTAATCGTCTTCTTCGTAAATATCAGCGGAACATACAGGGCAATAAACTATATCTTCCAATCGTTCTTCTGACTTGAGGATAATTTTACCCCTTGCCTGACATTCAGTACACTCAAAAATTTTAGTTGTCATGCAGCTTTCCCCCATACATCACCCCATGTACCAGACAATGCACCTTTAGCGTAATCAGTTACACGATTCTCAAAGAAGTTACCGTGTACTGGTGCATTGATCATTTCTTCAACCCATGGTAGTGGATTCTTCTTAACTTTAAAGATACCTTTCATACCAAGAGAGATCAGACGACGATCTGCAATATAGCGAATGTATTGCTTAACATCAGCTGCAGACAGTTCACGCATGTCGCCATCTTTATAGCAGAGATCAATAAACTTATCTTCTAACTCTACCATTTTCTCAGCGATAGTGTAGATTTTACCTTTGAGTTCATCATTCCAAATCTCAGGATTCTCTTTGATATACTCACGGAATAACTTAATCATTGACTCAGCATGGATTGTTTCATCGGCAATAGACCAAGTAACAATTTGACCCATACCCTTCATCATGCCGTGACGTGGAAAATTAAGCAACATGATAAAAGAACTAAACAACTGCATGCCTTCAGTAAAGGCACTGAAAACAGCAATATGCTCAGCAGTACTAGCGACAGTACCATTGCGACTAGAAAGGTCAAGTACATAGTCATGCTTATCCTTCATCTCCTGATACTCTAGGAATTGATTGTAAGTTGATTCAGGCAACCCAAGTGTTTCAATCAGATGCGAGTATGCAGCGATGTGTAATGCTTCTCTTGCTGCAAAACCCATCAACATCATTCTCACTTCAGGTTGTGGGAAATAAGGAAGATAGTTGTTAACATAACCACCAGCCACATCAATGTCACCTTGTGTGAAGAAACGGAAGATGTTCGTAAGGAATGTCTTCTCTTGTGGTGTTAGTTTCTTCTTCCAATCTTTAACATCTTCTGCCATTGGCACTTCTGAATGAAGCCAATGTGCCTGCTCATGTTTCAACCAAGCATCATATGCCCATGGATAGTTGAAAGGTTTAAAGTGGTTTCTTGTATCGGTTAATCTTGTTTTTGTTTTTGTAATCATTTTATCCCTCGCAAGCCAAACATTCGTTACCTTCGGCTAGATCGTGTAAGTTAATTTCTTTAATAATTTCTCGTTCAATACGCTTTGACACTTTATCTGCTTTGGCGATCTTATCACTACGGCAGTAGTACATAGTCTTCAATCCAGACTTCCATGCTTGGAAGTGAACAGCGTGAATATACTTAATGTGACTATCTGGTCTAAAGAATACATTCAACGACTGCGCTTGGTCAATCCATGGTTGGCGGTCTGCTGCATGTTGTACCACCCAACGCTGGTCAATTTCCATAGAAGTCTTGAAGACGTCTTTCTCCCATTCTCCCAACCAATCCAGATGCTGAACGCTTCCGTCATTCGCAATAATCGAACTCCATATTTCTTGGGCATCAGCCTTAGGGTTTGAAATAACATAATCAGTGACGACCTTATCAAGATATCGATTCTTATTTAAGTGAGAACCCGATAGAGTGTCTTGGCGATAAGCATTGGCACGATAAGGTTCAATAGAAGGACTAGTGTTGCCCATAAGAATGGAAGAAGAAGCATTGGGAGCAATAGCCATAAGATGACTAAAGCGATTCCCAGTACCCACTGCATCAGGTGCTTCACCACGTTCCAATCCCAGTTCTTTATTAGCGACATCTAATTTCTCTCTTATAGTTTTAAAGATGTTTTTGTTTCTGCCAACTGCCAATGATGATTCCCATGGAAGATTATTCTTTTGTAGATATGCATGCCAACCTAGCGCACCAATACCAATACTTCTCTCACGAGATGCTGAGTACTTTGCACGCTTAATTGAGGAAGGAGCATGATCAATAAAATACTGCAGAACATTGTCAAGCATTTCAGCAACATCACGTAGGAACTGCGGTTCGTCTTTCCAATCATCATAATACTCCAAGTTCAAAGATGACAAACAACATACTGCTGTGCGTTTCTCATTTGTTGGTAGAATAATTTCTGAACATAAGTTTGATTGATTAATCTTCAAACCTAGATCTTTCAAGTGTTGTGGCATTTTACGATTTGATTCGTCAATAAAATGCAGGTATGGTTCACCTGTCATCATACGCATCTCAAGGATTCGTTGCCATAATTCTTTTGCGGATACAGTTTCACGAACTTCATTAGAAGCAGGATCCACTAATTTCCAAGAGTCATCAAACTCTGGATCAATCATACACTGCTCAATGAGTTCCATAAACGCATCTGGAATGTTAATCCCATGATGCATGTTTAGAGTACGCATGTTTTGATCGCCTGTTGGCTTACGCATCTCTAAAAAGTTGATGATGTCTGGGTGATCAATAGACAGATAAGCAGCATAACTGCCACGACGGGTGCGACCCTGACGGTATGCCAAACTAGATGCGTCATACATTTTGAGGTGAGGCATAACGCCAGTACTTTTATCATCAGCCGAACGAATACCAAAGCCAATCCCAACACCACCACCCAACATACTAAGCCAATTTGTTTCAGATAGATTATCAACTAAACCCTCCGCTGTATCTTCAATATAATTAAGGAAACATGATATAGGAAGACCACGCTTACTACGACCAAAAGATAAAATGGGAGTAGAATAAGAGAGCCAATGCTTACTGCTGTATTCATATAACCTTTGCGCATGTTCTGGATTACTCCCAAATTTATCTGAAACAAAAGCGAATCTCTCTTGAGGACTTACCTCGTCATCCTTCATGTAACTTTCTTTTAATCTAATTCTACCTAATTCGTCAAACAAACTATCTCGGTTGTAGTCAACCTTTACGCCATGCACCATTTCCATACTTGCCCCAATATTATTATAGTTTTACTAATTCATTTGCTAGAGGAAATACCTCAGCAATAACCTTTGCGCATTGTCGTGCGACTTCTTGATGTTCCTTTTGTGTACCATTTGCAGATCGGAGTTCGATAAAGTGAATCCAGCTACGCAATGTACCATTCATGTATAAACGAGAAACAGTTAGTCCTTCTGGGAGTACTGCTCTTGCTTGCTCTTTTGCGATACCATTGTCTATCGCCCAAGCATACGCTTCTTCAGCTTCTCTAATCACTCGTCTTTGTCTTTCTTCCCACCATGTTGCCAATGCTAGATTTGTATTCTCAACACTATTTTGACGATTCTTCGTATCTTGAAGTCGGGCTTCTCTAAGAACGAAAGATAAGTCTTTGGTTGGATCAGCATATCGCTGGCTAAATTCTTGGAATGAAAAAGAACGATGACGCAAGATTTGTCTTGCTATGTCACGAGTAGTTTCAATTTCTAAACAAGCACTGACCATTTCTAATGGTGACCAATGCTGATGCTTAATTAAATACTTAATTAACTTCTCTGATGTATCTGTGTTGATTTGGTTGCTGGGATTACTAACACGAGCACAAAAGGCAACTAACTCTTGCACATCTACTAAACCTTCTTGAAACATTTCCTCTGAAGGTTTACTATAACTCACCATTCTAACATTCATATTTTCTTCCATGTACTAAATTTCAATTTTGCTTCCATACCAAAGTAGGTGTTTGTATTTATGACTTTGGTGATTTCATCGGCAGTCATTTCGCCATGTAAAATCATTTCATTCACATCTTTCTGTTCTATGTGTTCTGGAAACATACAAACAGAATAACCTAGATTGATATACTTGTCTAACTGTTTGACAATGTCTTTATTTCTTGGCTCATTGTCCATCACAATAGTTGCATTAGTAAGAATACTCCTAATAGTAGGGGTATCAAAACTTGCTCCTGAAACAGCCACTGCATTCGGTAAAAACAACGAGTCAATTGGTCCTTCAACAACGAGAATTCTTTTAGCATAATCAATCCTTTCGAGCCCATAAATCTTTTCCTGAGTCTCATCCACCTTGATGGTATAATACTTAGGCTCTTCATTTCCGTAAGCTCTAGCCTGATAAGCAAAACACTTACCAGCATTAGTAAAGAATGGTATTATCATTCTTGGATGCTCATCTTGTATTGGCTCTTGGAATTTAGCAGTCACTGAGTTAGTGTATGATTTAAACTTTGGAGCAAAGTACAAGAGACTCCACTTGTCTTTGGGAATCTTTCTCTTAACTACATACTGAACAGCAGGATGTGTCAGGGGTAGTTTATCTAGTCTTGAAAGAGATGAAAGAATATCATCTTCCAGTAAATCTTCTGGTTCAGTCTCAAGAACTACTTGTGTTTCACCAATGTCTTTATGATCATTATATCTTGTTGCGCCAGACTTATATCGTTCAAGCACGTACTCATCATAGAGTTTTGTATCAACATACTTAATTAGATTGCCGATGTTTGTACCATAACCACAGTTGTGACATTTTACAAATAGATCTGCCTTTGCACGATAGATGTAACCTCGTGCTTTTAATTTATTAGATGTGCTATCCCCACAAACTGGACATGAATAGTTCCAGAGATAATCTTTCTTTTGTTTGAAATTTCGCAAGCGACTACCCAGTATTTGGGCATACTTTGCATCAATGTATAACATTACAAATCTCCACTAGTAGAGTACAATTATACCCCACTTATCATTATAAAGCAAGTTTTATTTTATTAGTTTAACGATAGTTCCGATTTGTGCAACAAGAAATCCAATAACTGCAGCACCACCAATTACATACCATTTCCACTGCTCAAGAGCAGAGACACGTTCATTCATTTTTGCTAAATCTTTCACAACATCTTTTTTGATTTCAGCATGTTGGTCTTGAGAGATTTGAGCATTGGCTTGCATCTTATGTTCAATGCGTGTTTGCATATCGTCAATTTTATCAACGATTTCTCTGTTACTTGTGGTAACTCGAGAATGTACCTCTTTAATATCGGATTTCAATTCTTTGACATCCTCTTTTATGGTTTCTACTTGTGCTTCCAATTTAGCGAGTCTTTCTGGTGAGTCCATTTATTTTACGCTCTCAAAAATGCTTTTTTGTGTATTGTACCATTCAACCCAAGTGTCAACCTTAATTTTACATTCATGATATTGCCCGTAATTGTCCACTACGACTTTCAACACTTCACTTAACTTTTCAGTTGGTTCTGTAGTTTTTAAGGCAGGGCATGCTTCCATAAGTTGTTTTGGAACTTCTGGAAAATTTCTTTTAACAGGTGTTGTTAGACATCCTGACAATAAAACAATAATAGGTAAAACTAAAAGGAGTTTCATTTCTTACCTATTGCAGCTTGATTTAAAATATCAACTGTATCGGAAGTTATCTTACATTGTGAATCAATTTTAACTTCAACTGTTTTAATTTTTTCTTGTATGACTACTTGTGTTTCTTTAACAACTTTTACTCTATCCTGATAGACAGTGACGATCTTTTCATTCACTTCTTTAGACTTTTGTTCAGCAATAGCAATCTTGGCTTCTAGTTCAGCAACCCTTTCTCTCCATGCCATCTCAACAGAGTATCCACCTTTTAAGTAAACACCTGCCACTAAAAGCACAATACTTACCACTTGTATTAATAAGTGATAAGGTGCAATAACTGGAAGCCAGCGAACTACATAACCAAAGAAAAAGGATACAGCGAATCCGATGATACCAGCAATAAGAATAGTATTAATTATCCATGCTAAGAATGTATCAGAGAAAAACGCTAACATCCACATTATTAAACTCCCACTGGTTTCGGACGACGAATCATTCCTGCAATTGTAGATGCCTGTCCTGCTTTGTACTTCTTAATTTCCTTTGGACCAATCTTTGGTTCATTAGTGGAAACAGCTGCACCAGTGACATTAGCGATACCGTCTTCTTCAAGAAACTTCTTAACAATAATCTCTTCCTCAACGAGCGACACTCGATTATCCAACATCTTCATGATGTTGTCAAACTTTTCTTGTAGCATTGCAGTAGAACGATTGCCTGACTCATAATGTTCTTTAACTAACCAGAGTGCAGCAACCAATGATTTCATTTTGCTCTCGCCACCTGGAAGTCTATTGATAATCTTCTTCACATTGAAGACTAAACGATTTAAGTAAGTGTATGCATCTCTTTCTTGAGATGTCTGCAAAGTATTTGCCTTACGGATATTCTTACCCTTAGCATCAATGATACCTAGTTTGAATGCTTCTGTGTCCTCAAAGTTAGTTACTAACATTTTGAGAATTCGATATGCAATTAAATTGTCTACTATGCGACTCATTAAATTTTCCTAAGTGTTGATATAATTGTTTCATCCAAAACTATATCAGACAAAATAATACCGTATTCTGGTAACTCTTCTGGCATTCTATCGAGGTATACTAGAAATGTTACTAGCACATCCCAACATGATTTGTCAATCTTGTAGAACAGCATTCTTGTTGCTGAATCACCGAAGATATTATAAAGGACAATAATGTGATTGAGGATTAATCGCTCTCTCAGTTCATCATAATTCTTATACCTTGAGAGTAATTTCTTTAGATATAAGAACTTCTTTATGTCTTCTTCAAATTCCTGTAGGCTATGACACTGCGGATTATCGTAGTGGTGCATTGCGTATACAAGAAAGTTACCTTCATTTAGTTTTTCACTAACCATATTATCTTCAAAAAAGAGAGGGAGAACAACTCTCCCTCTTACATCATGTATTTATTAGCTATCTCTGTAAGCGATATCGTCAGATTGGTCGCCAGTGATTGAACCCATGGCAACTAAAGTTTCATACTGAACACGACCAGCACGACCGCCAGTGCCAACAGTACGACGAACCCAACCAGCATGCTGTGAACCACCAACAGCACCATCACCTAGTGCAGCAGTTGCAGTTGCTTGATCCGCTGCATTTTGAATTTCAAAGTACTGAGCATTGTTACCAGTGCCAGAAATATCGATAACTGTTTCAGTTGTATAAGTCAAACCAACCAAAGTACCAGCAGTAGTAACAATAGCAACACCAGCTTCAGTAGTTAGTGTGAAACCAGTAACAGATGGAGAAGTACCAGTAACTGCAGAAACTTTATAAGTTGTGCCAGTTGCGTAGCCAGTAATAGTGCCAGTACCAGTATTTGTACCAGTGATAGTAACACGATCATTAGCAGCAAGAGTAGAAGCACCGCAAGTGAATTGACCACCAGTACCAGAAGTAGCAACAGTTGCTGCAAGAGTACCAGTAGTTGCTGCTGCCTTAACTTCGAACGCATTGGCAGTACGACCAGCAGTAGCAACATAATAAGATGTAGTAGAAGTTAAACCAGTGGCAGAAGCACCACCACCATTGTTATACTTAACTTCTTCATTGGCAACTAAGCCATGTGCAGTATAAGCAACAGTATCAGTAGCAATAGTAATTCCAGAAGTAGGAATAATACGAGCAGGTTTAGCAATAGTCACAGTTGGTGCTGAAGTATATGAAGTACCAGTGTTAGTAACAGTAATTGCTGTAACTGCACCACCAGAGATAGTTGCAGTAGCTGCAGCAGAAGAGCCACCACCACCAGAGAATGTCACTGCTGGAGCAGTACCAAGGTAACGAGTTTTACCAGCAGAAACTGATACAGCGGAAACATTGTCTCCACCAGATACAGCTTCAGTAGCGTCAACACCGAATACTAAATTAGATCTACCCATAGAAAATGTATCGGCAGAGCCATGTGCTACATATACAGGTTTCTCAGATAGAGTATAAGAAGTACCACCAGATACAGTAGTAACAGTACCCTTACCGTTATTTGTACCCATGACAACTTTAGCCACAGTGTTAGATGTGATTGAAACGATTTGATAATCTACACCACCCGCAAGGATATAGTTACCAATTTTTGCTTCAGTTGTAAATGAAGTAGATGTACCAGTCACTACACCAGTACTGGCGATAGCGATAGTTCCACTTGCTGTTTTAGAGTCTTTGTTGCCCCATAGTGCCATTTTGTGTCTCCTTAGATTTGGACTTTAATTTATTTATTCATTAGTTTGGAAGTGCCTGTAATCTTACGAGCACCAGATTTTGCCCCAGCTGGGCGACCACGACCACGCTTCTCAGCTGCTGGCTTCATTGGTTTTTTATCATCATAATCATCTGCGCCTTCTGGATCAAAGTAATTTGCTCCATAAGAATGCCCCTGAATTCTACGAACTGGTAGATCAGCCAATTTGATTTCCGTAATAAAATCTTTATACGAAATTTTGTGTGGTATTAAATTACCTTCGTCATCGAAAGATTCTTTAACTGGTTTCTTTACTTTCTTAACAGGCTCCCACTTTTCTTCATGTGGTGCGTCACCAGCTGCATTTACTTTAACTTCTACAGATTTAGCTTCATTCATTTCAGAGTGCATGTAGTCAGCTGCAGTTTGGATGTAGTCAGTGGCAAGAGTAATCTTAGACTGAACCCATTCTGGTAAATCAGTATCTGGCTTTAGAATTTCTTTAATCATATCAGCACATCGTGTTAGAGTTGCTAATTGATTTAGAGCCATGTCACCTTCGTAACCATATTCTTGCTCGTCTTTTGCTTCTTTTAGGTGACCAGCATTTTTAGCAGCATTTAAAACATCTGAACGATCTTTATATGACCCAGTAAATACATCTGTGGTTAGATGTTCTTTATATTTGTTGTGATGTTCTGGTTTAATATGTTTTAGTAATGCAGCACCAGCTGGGTGTAAATTATCATTTATGGCTTCTTTGATTTCTTCTTTTGTCAAACGATCAACTGCTTTTTCAAGACCATCTCTACGTTTAAAAGATTTTTGTTTGTATCTGCTGGATAGTTCGTTGCTGGCAGCTTTCATACCAGGACTTCTTGCTGCATCTGCCTTGCGTTCAAAGTCTGCACCAATTTTACGAGTAATTACAGCATCACGGGATGCTTTCTTAGCATAAGAACCAAGAGTACTCTTTGACAATTCTTCGATATATTCAGCTTGTTCATTGGCTTCACTAAGTGCTTTGATTTGACTTTTAACTTTTTTAGTACCAAAATAAGCATGATCAATTACATGCTGACCTTTTTGATTCACTCTAACATTGTAGTTATTATCTTTGTGCTTTGCTACAAGTGCTTTTTTAATAGAATTTGCTTGATCTGCACCATCATAGACATTTTCTTCAATCTGTTCAACTTCTTCGTTTGCTTGTTGCATTTTTTGCATTGCTTGTCCAGCAAGGTTTGCTGCTTTACCAGAACCTTCTTTTTTCTCAGTAGACTTTTTCCAATCGCCTTCGTATTTGAAAGAGATTAGTTTACCATTCTTATCTTTTTGTGTAGTCATCTTGTCTTCGTTGCGCAGAGCACGACCAATTGCTTTGTTGTGCGCTTGAGCAGTTTTGTGTTCTGGCTCTGCAGCTGGAACTGGATTGTTAAGTTTATAACGAGCACCACGAGATGCATCCATAGTCTTACGCATTAAAGCATTTTCTTTATTGCGCTCTTCAATCTCTTCAACTTCTTCATTGGTTGGGTGACCATTGATTGGTTTGTTTGCAGCTTTGTGTGCTTTGTTCTCAGGTGTCCCTTTGATATACTTTCTATCAGGAACAGGTGCTACTGGAGCATGAGTTGGTGCTTGTGGTCTTCTTGCTGGAACTGGATCTGGAACATGATACTCATCATCTTCTCTTTCACGACGACCAAAACCGCTACCACCATATGCATGTCCATGACTTGGACCAGAGTAACTTTGGTATCCTTCAGAGACACCATCTTTTTTCTTGTTAGTATCGTAGTAAGCACCAAGAGCCATTTTGATACGCTCTTTCTTAGACTTACCATCAAACTTTGGATTCTGACTATGAACAAAATCATGGATCCAATCACCAGCTTTGGCATCTTTGGATAGAACTTCATTGAGTGCATCTAGATCTTCTTGATCGATATCGTCACCCATGTTTAAAGTTCTTCTTTTATTGGCAATCAGAGCACCTTTGGTTTTACTAGACTTCATAAGGTTAGATAACTTCTGACGAGCAACTGACATGTGACTAACTGGATCTAATTTATTAAGTTTAGTCTTCATACGACGAATCTCATCTAGTTCTTCAACTGATTCAGACATAGTTGAATGTTTAACTTTAGTAGAACTACCATTAGCACCTTGGAAATGAACATCATCGCCAGATCGTTTAGCAGTCCAATGTTTACCATCTTCAGTCTTAAACTTATGCTCTTGTTGGTCTTTTAATTTTGCGATGGCTTCGTGATGTTCTGGGTGTAAAGGAATAGAGAAATCAAAATTATGATGAACAGTCTTCATAGTACCCCAAGAATACTTTTGTGACTTCACAGTACCTTCTTCTAGCTGTTCAGTTTCTTCTTTACGAAGAATCTCAAAGTCTTGTTTGTCAAGTTCACCATTATGGTTCTTGTCCAACTTCTTTTGTTTACCCTTCAACGCTTCCATAAATGATTTGTATTCCATTCTTATTCCCCAGTAGTTTTTAGGATGGATCTTAACATCCAGCCATGTTTCTTATGTGCATCCAGTCTATCTGCCACGAAATTAGCAAAACCTTGCTCTTTTGCAGCAGTGAGTAGATCGAATAACTTATTTAGGCGAACGATGCTTTCGTTGTTCGCTGCAAGTAGATCTGCAATCATTGTCTCTGGAGTGTGTCCAACATTACCTGCATCGATAGACTTATGAACATAAATCTCGTCTAGGTTTCTGGGAGCATACTCGTTCATTGCACGGAGTTCTTCTGCAAATGGATCGACTGCACCATATAATTCTTCATATAAATCTCCGAAGAATTCATGTAGTTGAGGGAAGTCTTTACCTTCTACATTCCAGTGATAGGAGTGTGCTTTGAAATACATCAAAAATGTATTGCTTAGACAGACTCTTGCTTCTAGTACAGTATCATTCATTTTAACAGTTCCACTTTCTAAGTGCGAGTGCCTTACGACTTGGCTCGCCATTTGGTTTCTTCATTGGACCTTCCATGCCACCCATTCGTGCACAGAAAGACTTACGACGATTTGCTGCTTTACTTCCAGCTTTTAATTTAGATGGAGAAGTAGTAACTGGTGCTTTTAAATTAGCACCTTTAGCATTGTATGCGTCACGACCCTTTTGAGTCAGACCACCAGTCGAAGACTTGTGTCCTTTGGCATCAACTGCATACTCTAGTAATTCTAGATCGCTAAACTGTTCAAACTTTTCCCAGATGTATTCTGGATCTAAATTATGTAACATTGCCATTTCTTCGACAACGGATTCGATTAGATCAAACTGTGCTTCTAGTTCTTCATTCTGAGATGCCTTCAATGCGGCATCAGTTGGAGCACCTTTGCTTCCAGGTTTGCGCATCTTTTCGCCTGATCCAGCTTTGATTCGTTTTTGTTTAGCATGGATATTGTCCCACAATCCACGCTTACCTTCTTTAATGCATGAACCTTCAGCACATGGTGCAGTTCCAGGTTTGCGTTTGTAACCTTTCCAACAGTTACAGGTCTCAGATAAATGATCTGCAAAAGATTTAAAATACACTTGGCATACTCCCTTTAGTAACTTTACCATGAGACATTCTTGACTTCTCTACTTTACGAACACGAGACACTAATCTTTGAGCAACACGAGAGATAATATCTTTTCTCTTTGCCATTGTTTTCTCGATTCGTTCTTTTTCTCCAACAGAAACTTTAGCAGGATCACGACCACGAAGCATTCTTTTCTTCATTAGTTTGATTGCTAATCTTCTTGCTCGTTTATTAATAGTCGCTGGGTTTGAGAATCGCTTCAATGCAATCTTGGTAGAACGACCTCTTTTTGCAGAAGTCTTACGGAGACGAATCTTACCTTTTAATCTTTCTGCACGAGAAAGAACTTCCATTAAATCATACTTGGCTTCTTCTTGTAGTGGTGGAATTTCTTCGCCATCGTCATCATATACTAAAACAATCTCATCTTCTTCATAGAGATCTTCAATGTCTTCATCAGTAACAGAGTTTACCATTTCTTCAATGTCTTCATCAGTAAAATCTTCTTTGAAGAATGGATCTTTTGACATTGTTGAATCTGTGCTAATTCCTGATCGTTCTTCACCACATTGGCATTTATGCTCACCACACTCTGGACAAACTGCTTTCTTCTGAGCTTCTTCTAATTCTTCTGATAAACCACTTGGTTTATCTCTAAAGTGTTTCCAATCAGATGCATCTGTAGATACGATATGTTTATAAGGAACTTCATGCCCAGACATAGTCTTAACATGAGTGCCAGTTTTATTTGCTACATTACTGAGGTGATGTTGATTACCTTTTTTGTAAATAACAGTTCCGCCATGACTAGAGACATCATCTTCTCCATATCCTTCTTTCATTTGACTATGTTTCTTTAGATCATTGTCAAATTGTTTGTTGGTGGCTTTGTTGATACCTTTAAATCTTTTATTACCTTTAGCATAGTTGCCAGAAGCATCAGCTGCTTTTGCAGATGCGCCAGCTGCTGTCTTATATCTTGCTAAAAGATCAGTTGATAATTCATTAACAACTTCTTCTTTAACTTGATCTTTTGTATTGTAATTATAGAATGTCAAGAAACCTTTAGTCTTACCAGTTGGCTTAGTGATGTCTTGTTTAGCACCAGTATCTGTTGTAGATGGCTCTAATTTATCCGTGCCGTTTTGTTGTATGACTGCTTCTTTCATTTGTTTTTCTTCCGTAGGTTTAACATCTTGAATCCACTTGGAAACAAGATTTCCTGACTGTTCTTTTAATAGTAAATGATTCGAACCACGCTTAACGATTGTAAACATCTCACCATTTGATTCTACAACATCACCTTCGTTAAAAATCTCTCCACAGAAATATTGTTCACGGAGTTTATCTTTAACTAACAGCAACTGTTTTTTGACTGGTTCTAAACCTAAGCCAATACGAACATCGTTCATTAGACGACGACCATCAAGTTCACGAATGTTGCTTGGTAACTTCTTCTTAAATTCTTCGTATAATCCTTTGGTTGCTAACTGTTTCATTTTAGCAAAGTTAGCATCAGGATTCTTTTCTGTGATTGGAATAATTTGGATGGAGGTATTTTCTTTAACAAGTTTCTTTAGTTTGTCGACTTGTTCGCTTCCAGTAACTATTACAATCTTCTTGTATTTTTTACCCAAATCTTCTAGAAGGTTATTAATCTTAGACTCATTTACAGATTTGAAATTAGTCTTAGGGAACATTAACTTGAGGTATTGTTCCTTCTTCTCTTCTTGAATTAGGCTATCTTTAGTGGATGCGTAGATGACATGGTCAGTATTCTTTTGCTCTGACAGTCTATTGACAGTCTTAACCATTAGTTCGTGTGCTGTAGTTGGAGGATCAAAATCTCCGAAGGCACAAACTAAGGTTGTTGACGGTAATTCTTTGATTAGTTGTCTATAATCTTTCATGCGATCCATCTATAAAGTAGTACATATTATTTAGGAGTTTGTATCCTTACATAGATTAGTTATTTCATAGCCTTACGAAGATCATTGTACAATTCATCTTTATGTTCAGGTTTCATCTGAGAAGATAGATGAGAATGGAATTCTTCTTTCTTACCTGCTGACGCTAACTCTCTTAACTTAGTTCCAGAGATACCAGTAACACCTTTGGCATTTTCATCTCGTTCACCTGATGAACTAAATGAGATGTCTTTGAAGTTGTAGTGACCATGAGCACCTTTGACACCATTGTATTTCTTTAGTAAGTCATACATTGGTTTACGATCTGAACCACCAACAAAGTGTAGATGAGTCACACCCTTAGTGTGGAGATCAGCTGCATGTTGTAACACAGTTGGTTTATCTTTGGAAGCGACTTCAATGTTAGTTCCAGGAAATGCATTTCGTGCATGCTTCAGTTTGGTTTCTGGATCGAGAGGATTCTTACCATCTTTTGTATCGTGAGAGTGAGAAAGAATCAGAGTGTGACCACCACCAACTTCTTTGGCTTTATCTTTGATAGTCTTAACAACTTCTTCGTGACCAGCAGTTGGAGGATTCATACGACCATATGCCATAACATGGTGCACATCACCTGCTGGCTTTGGTTCACCACGAGACTTCAATAGATTCTGGCGAGCAAACTCTGCACGATTGACCAACTTGGTTGGCTCTGTTACACCATTGTGAGTATGATTGTATACGAAACCTTCTGGCTTCGAAGCAACACCACCGATGGCATGTTCATAAGAACCTTCATTAGATTCTAGAGTCTTAACCAATTCATTCTTAGCATTGGCAAGGTGACCATGCATCTTCAGTAGATTGTCGTAGTGTTGTTTGTTCTTTTCGATATGCTTTAATTGTGAATCAGCATCATCGATAATTGCTTGTTTCTTTGCAGGGGTTTTAATCTTATCGAACTTCTTCTTCAACTGAGAAGAAACATGAGCAGAGAATCCTTCAGTGGAAGGTGTCTCACCAGTACGAACTGTTTGATTGATATAAGTTGCTAGGTGTCCTGATTCACCGCTATGCTCTGGGTGAATTGCTTTGTACATTTTAGCACCATGAGTCTCATGAATAGTTTTGGCTTTGGATAACTCACCAAGGACTTTCTGTTGAGACTGTGGAGAGTACTTTGCACCTGCTGAATCGTAGCTGGCAGTATGGTGGAACATATCTGGATGAGAACCGAACTCACTCTCAGAAACATTACCTGTTGCATTCATGTTGCTAAGGTTAGTGCCTTCGTATTTGGTATGAGTAACTACACCCATCTTTGACTTATTGATTGCTTGGGCTTTGTCACCAGATGCAGTATAAGTGATAGTGTTTGGTGTGAAAGAAGTTTTGCTTCCTTCTTTTTTCAAGTCGTTATGTGTATACATAACATCACCTTGATAAACACCTTGCTTTGGAGCAACCTTTGGTAAATGTTCTAAACCTGCTTTAAGTTTCTCAACAAGACCTGGAGCATGTCCATGATTCTTCTCGATGTCTTCAGGTGTATAATTTAACTTTGGGTTTTTATTAAACGCAGACTTTGACGCAACAAAGAATTTACCATTCTCTGGATGATGACCATAAACGATAGATGGTGAACCATCATACTTCATTGTCAACTTGTTGGAGGTTGTACCTTGTTTAGTATGATAGTGTGCAGCATGAAGGGCATTATACGCATGATTGAATCCGTCTGCTCCGTGGAACAGTGGACGATCCTCAGCGTGAGTAATGTGTTTAAGTTTTGCACCCTCTTCGGCTGGTGCACCTTCAGTTAAAAAGTCTCTAAATCCTAGTATCATATCACTATTATACCCTAAGTTGCAATAATTGTCAAGCAATAACCCTACAGAATTGAGGGGATTATTTCAGTCCGAAAGTACCAACTAGACTCTTATGTGGTCCAGAAGAACTTTTAATAGCGAAGGTAGCCACACGAACTGGTTTCTTGGTTATTGGATGTTTACCTTTAATAACAACTGTACTTCCTTGATGCTCTGTATAAAGATCTGTAGCGTTTGCCAAATGTTCATCGGCAATGCTATGAGATGATTTAATAACTGGCTCAGAAGAACCATCAGCTTTAACTTTACTGTGAGCAACTGAATGCGGAATGTGAGTTGGAGCAGAAACATGCTGACGAATAATGTCACGCAATTCTGAATCAGATTTGGTAGAAAGCCCTGCATGAAATTGTTTAGCAACTGCAGTCTTTGCATCTCTGGAAGAAGACTCTGCAGCATTGACACGAGCATTAGAAGTGTGTAGATATTCTGCTTGTTCTTTTGGCTTTAAACTATCATGACCATCGATAAATTTACCCAGATGTTCGTGCATAATTTTATTCTTCTTGCTTAGAGTTTTGCCTGTTGCAGCAATACCCTGTAGTTTGGCGTGTTCCATTCTTGCCTTATCAATACCCATCTTATCAATTTTGTACTGAATATTCTTTTGATCAGCAGAACCATTATATCCAAGTGATTCCATATGTTTATGGTGAGCATCAGTCAATGCTTTCAAACTACCCTTTTCAATACCAGCAGTCTTCTCCATAGAGTCAAGACCTGGATTACGATAGTTTGGTTCATTGGATCCATACTTAGCTGATACACCATGGTATCCAACTGTCTTACCTTCTTTATTTTTAAGAGTGAGAATCAAGTCAGCGTTTGAATTTGGATCTGATACACCATTACCATTTGCATCTTTTACTGTCTTGAAATGGTCTCCAGGGCTGTTTGGTTTGTCTGCGTTAGATGTCCAATGAACATCACCAATATGAGCATGATCACCAATATGTCCTTGCTCTTGAAGATGTTTTTTAAATGCTTCAGCTGTATTTTTAGCATGTGCATCAATTTCATCGTATGCATCTTTACCAACCTTCTTCATTAAGCGATCGTGAACTTGCTGTGGAGTACCAGCATGCTCTTCGTTCTCTGATTCAGAACGATGATGCAATGGAAGTTGTTTATCTGCATGAAGATGTTTTGCCAAAAGTAACTCGTGCAGTTTACCTTTATCATCAGACTCTAAGTCTTGTGACAATGCTCTTTCGAGTATTAGGTTATTTTCTTCTTTAAGAAATGATTTGAAATTTAACATAGTTTTTATCTCTCGACTACAATTACATTTTTGTTAATGCGTTTTTTATAGGAAGCCAGTACTCTAATTCCTGGATACTCTTTAATACTTTTTCTCGTCTTGTCATTACGGATAAGAAAGAAAACATCTTTATCGCCATGAACATGTTCTAATTTAGTTATAATATTAGAAACAGTCACTGTCAGCGTATCATCCTCTTGGCTAAAAGAAGATGATGCAAATGTTTTAGTGATAACTGCACCACCTGGAATTAAATCTGAACCAAATACTACTGCTTTCTTTTCTTGCAGTTTAGCAGCAACTGCTATATTTGGTTCAATGGTATAATATGTGCTGTGCTTTACTAATTTAGTCTTTTTGGCGACCACCGCTTTATCAATAATACCTTTGGCTTCTGCGCTAAAGTATGAGTCAGCAGACTCCCAAGTCTCTGCATCATCTTTCTTGATAGAAATAGAGTATCTAACACCAGCAGTATCCTCAAGAATAACATCTGCCTTTTTTCTACCAGCAGTATCAGTACCAACTGATACTGCTTTCTTACAACCATTAACAACATATGTATTATTTGGCGATTTGAAAATTACATTAATTGGACCAGTCTTTGCTGTATCATTAATCCAATCAATTAAAAAATCTTCATTACCAACACCAGCGGATGCTTTACCTTGTTTGCCTGCTGGCTTAGCAAGAATTTGAAATTGTTGAACCCTCACACGACCAACTGAAGATTCAGATGAAGGTGATGGATCGTATTGTCCTCTTAGTTTGATTTGGATATCTTCAAGCGTGGAGACTCTGTTCTTGTCTGTAAGAACAGCCACTTTCTTATCACTCAGTTTTTTGACATCTGTATAACCGACATCAGCCAATGCTGTGATTAGAGTTTCGATTGAATAATTCTGTGGTTCCGCCATTCGATTCCATTAACAATAGGTTTTTATAACCTATTATTTAGGACGACGAGATGCTCGTATAGTTCGCTGATATTTACGATCCCACTTAGCAATCTGCTGCATCAACTTAGGAATTGCAGCGTTATTACGATAGTCGTAATTGAATGCTTTGAGGATGTAGTTGAGTGTTGAAGAATCTTTAGAGTATTTTGCTCTATTGATTAGTTCTTCTGTGGAGATGGTTGGTTTGTAGATTTTGAAATCAAGTAACACACAGTGGGCATATGCCTGAATTTCATCGAACTCGGAGAGATATCTTCTCTCAATGTTCTTCTTTTCATGTTTTACTTTTTTGTAAGGAACGATGTAGTTTGACCACTCGTCTCCTCTTCGATCAAATTGCATGAAGTGGATTAGCTCGTGCATTTGAGTCTGGATTATACGATACTTAAACTTGTTCCAAGTATCTTGTGTGAATGGGAATCTATCGAAAGCAGTAGTGTATATTTGGATACAGCACTGTCGTTCATCTGGTCCATATTCACCACCAACGGCAACATAGTTGTCGTACATTTTGGCTTTGGATTTTTGTGGGAGGAACTCAACTTTAGTTCTCCACTTTTTGAAGTAATTTGAAAGACCCTTACTATCGTTGCAATAGTTGTCTAGGTCTTGCCAGACTTTTGAAGGTATAAATTTTGCTCTGAATGGACGCTCGTGAAAGTTGAGCAGATCCATCCAATCGTAATTAGCGTTTTCTAGGAATTCAAAATTGCATGGCATTTTACATCCCAGAAAGGCATTTTACATCTTGAAATTACCTTCCAAGAATGTGAGTACCTTTCCCTGCTCCTCTAAGTTAGTGTTACTAAACTCGGTAATATAAGGCATCAGTTCAAAGTTTGATAGTAGATTACTATATTTAGTTTCTCGCCCTCTTAGGAATTGTTCAGACTGGTCGGAACCACGATCTTTGTATCGTTGTTCTAGGACTTCCTTAGTGGTCTTCAAATAGACCACCTGAAGGTCGGTGTTCGGTAGTCCCATGGCGAACTCTAAGAAAGACTGATTGAAGACTCGATCTCCCTCAAATAGAATGTTACAGTTATGAGTCTGAATCCACTTTTGTAGTTCTGGCTGGACTGCCATTGATAGGCGATCTGTTCCAGCAAATGTTTCACCCTCTTGATACTTACCAAGAATATAAAGATCCATCTCTTCATTATACATGGCAGATACTAATTTGGCTGGCTCGACCTCGATCCATTTCTTATCTTCCATAAACTTACGGAATAGAGTGGTCTTACCAGTTCCAGGTTGTCCACCAACTGCAACCAACTTGCGAGTCTTCATAGGGTTAGTCACCTTTACAATATTAATAGTGTCATCGACACCGAATCTATCATTAAACATTTCGTGCTTCTTTAATTAAGTTCTTCAATTCATCTTCTGTGAACACCCATACTCTTCCGAGAAAGTGATGAGTGTCACTATCTACATTATGCTTCTTAGTGAATGTAGTTTTCTTAATTATATCTCTTGCAAGATTCTTAGACAAGTTTTCTTTAATCTCGTCTGCATAGGTTGGGACAGTTTCTTTTAGTTTGGCTAACTCGAACTCAGCTACCTTATGTTCAACTGTAATTTTATTGAACGAATGCGTATCAAGAAAGTCTTCCATGTCAAATCCACATCCACCAAATGATAGACTGCTTGAAGAAACAGCAGCATTAGTTGATATGGTAACACTACCAGTTGTTAAACCATCAGGTATACCTGTGCCAATTATCGTACTCATGTAAACATCTCCAATCCATTTAATATAGGTTCTTCATCATTAAACATCCAATCCAGATTCTCTAGTTTACCAGAGTTAAGGAATGAACTAAATTTATCTTTATTGATACCATGTCTATGGTCTAATCTCAAGTCAATAGTTTCTTCTCTTGATTGCCATAGAACATTCCAATCAATACCATACCAACCATCTTTCTCACACTGCTGGATTTCTTCTGCTTGACGATCCAGATAGTATCCAAGATACCTGCCATGACTTGTTCTGAATATCTTCTTGTAAGAACACAGGCAAGTTTCCATTGTGAAGTAATCTACTTGCGATTCCAACTCTGGGAATCTTTCTTTCGTCTCAATGAGAATGTCCCTCGCTTGTGCTTCCAGATTTGAATAATCGACTCCAGTGAGTTTTCTATCCATATCGTTATCCCTCCCAAGGGCGAGAAGTAATCCATTACGATGAGAGCGAGAGCCATCATAATCATCAAGCATGAGGCTAGTAGGATTGATACACACACCAGCAGTATGCTTAAGATGCTGCAGATAAAACCAAGTGGAATAACGACCAAACTTATGCAGCCCAGACTTAATGCCTGTCCAGAGATTATTAAAGTTCTCTTCCTCAGTGGATCCATAAAATTCTTCCAGTCTTTCTCGTTGTGTCTTATCGCCAATAAATTGCTGATAAGAAGCAAACATCACAGGGAGATGTCCTTTGTTCCACTTTGTATCAGTCTGATATCTTAATCGTTTATAGTTGACAGTGTTCCATTGAGTCATGCGATCGACAGTTGCCAACTCAAAGTCTGGAAACTCGTTCATGAGAATCCAAGCTGTTGGAAGATAGTATGTGTTACCATACAACCAACACAACCATAACTTCTGTTCATCGTTATGTTCGTATCGTTTGTTGAGATAGTTCGTCGCCCATACTGCTGGATCGCAATCGTCATACTTTAATGACCAAACATACCAGCGAATGAACGCTTCTCTACGATTTTGTTCTAGTCTGTAATCCATTATACTAAAAATTCTTCAAGTGATGGTTGTTCCATTAGTGCTTCTCTCAACCATGCCTTACCAACTGCATCAATTGCTGTTTGCGTTTTGGCTTTCTTCTTCTCACCCCACTTATAGGATTCTAATCCTTCAGCACGGAATTGATCTCTGGCTTTGTATGGTGGCAATGCTTGAAGTGCATTCACAATGGCAAAGTCACGATAAGCAATCTGCTCTGCTCTTGTTGGAAACAATGGTTGATCTGAACGAAGTGAACCTGTTGGATCAACTGCCCACCAAATCAAACCATTCTTGTAGTGCCATGTAACTGAAGAAGGAGTGCAAGACATCTTTAGTCTAGTCATCTTTCTTTCCTTCACTGCATAATCAATCCAAGCATCCCAGCATTTTGAAGCGTAACCATTTCCTTCTTGTCCTTCAAGTGTAACAATCTCATACAGATTGCTATAACCATCACGATTGAATGTGGCAAAGATTAAACAAACAACATCACCACTCACTTCAAGAGCCATTGGTGGTGCTTTGTCATAGTTATGAAATCGATACCACAATGAATGTGCAGCCGATAAGAACTTGGTGTTCTTACCAGCTGGGCTATTTTTAATTAACTCTTCAACTCTCGTTGAATTAACAAAGTTCATATTGTAAGTCTACCTCATCCTCAATAACTTCTCGTTCGATAGTCATTGCAAGTTGGTCATCAAATGTAATGTAATGGTTCATCAAAGTATTAATCGGAAATCCTGGAACAAATGCTCGTTTTGGAACATCAGCAGTAGAAGTAATTATACACCCATTTGAGATAGATGTCAAATATAATGGTCGTTTACCATTGCGATAGAATCTAATTCGTTTATCAGTATACAACTCAATTACTGCAAGACTAGAAAGTTTCCAATGTTGCAATGGCGAGTAGTGTTCCAACGATCGAAGCAATAACTCAGTATCGTTTTTGCCTTCGCAGGTATAACCATGGAGTAATTCCCAGTCTTCATAAAGTTCTTGAGTAATAACTCCATTATGAACCACAGAAACATTCTCATTGGCAATTGGTTGGTTGAATTCTAAGTCACTGGTACTGTAACGACAGTGACCAATTAGATAAAGACTACCATCTTCATTAACATAACTGGGAAAGTTAAATGAGAACTCATCGGCAGGGACTGGTCGCTTGTCAGTGATAATCTTTCCATGTTTAACATAGGAGATTCCAGTAGCGTGCATGCCTCGAATCTTAGACTCAAGGAACACACGATGAAGCATTAAGAAATCCTCGGCAAGAGGTTCTTTAATAATTGCGCCAATGACTGAACACATTAGAAGAATCCTTCAAGTGAGTTTGCCTTTTCTGCTTCTGGATGATACTTCATTAATATATCACGACCAAGTTTGCTTTCAAGGTATTCATACCACTCATCTGATTCCCACATTGCTGGGCTAACACCATTCCAAAGATGTCGTTGAGAACCATCTTCATACTTCTGGTCTGGATGTTCTTTGTTAAGTCTGCGTTGTTCAACAAAGTCATAACGACAATCTTCGTATTGTTTTGAACCCAACTCAAGCATCTTCTCACGGAAGTAAACAACCAATGAGATTCGTTCTGCTTCTTCATCGAGCAATTCAATTTGAGTATTGCCGTGCATAACCTCATGGTTATTAATCAACAACAGATCTCCAGGTCTTGGATTAACTGCAACACGATACTCTGGTGCTACCAAATAACAACCTGTATAGTTACCATTGTTTGTTAGAGTCAATAGATTGGATAGACCAGCAGTAAAGTCACCAGCATCGTAGTGACATGCAGTTCTGAAAGACTTATTAACAGTGACAGTAGTGAATGGAGTTTCAGGAACTAAGAAAGCAGGATCTAGTTTCTTTGCTGCTTCCATTTGATTGTTGTATCTCCATGGCAACAAGTCTTTGAAACCCTGCGCAAGTTGCTGTAAGAATGGATATGCCATGGCAAACTTTGCTGGCTCACGAGCAGTATAAGATGTTGCACGACCATAAGGAATGCGAGGATAACGATCGAACCAACCAGCAATACCAGACATGACACCATTGGCATAGGTAGTTGCACAGACATATGATTTCTCAATTCGTCTCGCTTCGATAACCATATCAGATGCATCTAATTTACGAACTTTCTCAACCCACTCATTGAAAACAAATCCATCTTTCTTAACTGCTTGGATACCCCAAACATTATTTCGTGTGGATGGTTTGTCAGTCTTACCTTCGTGTTTGGCTTTAATGGCTTCGATTGGATCTCCATCCAAAGATGCTTTTGGGTTTAAGAAGTAGTCAATGATTTCTGATTCATATTCAGTTACCCATTCACGATTACCCAACTTCTCTGCTCTTGGACCTGCAGCCATACCTCTGTTCTGAGTTTCAGTTGCAGCTTCACGCAAACCAATGTATGCTTGGTCTTGTTGTTCTTTGCTGAAGTAGTTCTTACGAAACTTCAGAACAATTCTTTCTTCAGAGTATGTTAGTTCTGGATGTCCAGGAATTTCTGGCATATATACATCGCAGTCCTCTTCAATCAGGAAATCATAATGTGACTCATCAGGGAACTGTCCCAACATATGAGTCATATCAAGTTTCTCTTTTGCTACAATTACCTTTACCATATCTTTCTCCTAAAACTTAAATCCTTCGAACGATTCTGCTTTTTGTCTACGACCAAAATTACTTTTATCAAACATTGGTTCATCGTCATCATTCTTTCCTGAGTCACTTAGTGTCTGTGCCGATGCTTCTACATCATACAGTTTCATTTTTGCTCTATCAATCCCAACTACAAATCTTTTGTAGAATCCTGGATCGTTATAGCGATTCTTTAACTGCTTAACAATAATCTGATTCAATCCTTCCAACTCTTCATTGCTGACCAAAGCAAACATAAAGTCAGCTGTCGCTGGCAAACCAAAAGATTCAGAGGTATCTTCAAGTCCTGGATCCGAGTTTGTGAATCCAGAACGAGTTGTTTGTGTAGCTGATACAATCGGGACATTATATTCAACTGCCAAACCTCTCAACTCTTCTGCAATGCTCTTAATATATGTATAAGAGTTAATACTTCCACCTTGCTTCATTCGTTGACTCGCACAAATATTGAGATAGTCAATGAAGATAATATCAGGTTTGAATTCTCGTTTCAACTTTAGTTCTTCCAGCAACGCACGGAAGTGACCAGAGTGAGCACCAGCAGTTGGATATTCTTTAACAATAAGTTTACCTTTAGTCTTACTTGTAATCTTGGCAATACGATTCTCGTAAATATCCCTGTCAATAACTTTCAGTTCATCCATGGTTAGGTTAAGAAGATTCGCATCAATCCTTTCAGCGATACGTTCTTCTGCCATTTCCATAGTTATGTATAAGACATTTTTACCTTGGACTAGGCAACCAGCACCCACGTGACACATAAACAAAGACTTACCAACACCAGTGCCAGCAAGAGCAATATTAAGTGTTTTCTTTGAGAGTCCACCTTTAGTAATCTTATTGAACATGTCAAGATCAAAAGGAATCTTTTCTTCAACTCTATGATAGAAGTCATAACGACTTGAATGGTCATCGAGGTAATCATGACCGATATGGTTATCAAAAGACACGGCAAGAGCATCAGAAAGAATAGAGGGAAGAGCATCAGTTGAGTGAGCTTTGTCTCTGCCATCAATGATTTGAATTGATTTAAGGATTGCATTATATACTGCCTTGTCTTTACAAAACTTCTCTGTGTGTTCCATCATCCAGTCTTCGTTGACTGGTTCATTACTCAATGTGCTAATAAAGTCTCCAAGTTCAGCCAACTCTTTATCGTTGAGATCTTTTCTATTACTTACTTCAATTTGTAGGATTTCTTTGGATGCTGGTTTGTTATACTTCGTAAAGAAAGAAACAATCTCGTCTGCGAGAATTACTTCTTTACGATCTGTAAAATATTCTTTCTTGATAAATGGAATTACCTTACGACAATAGTTCTCATCAAATATCAGATTGCTCAGAATCTTTTGTTCTATTCGCATCAATTTCTGTTCCGCCTGTATATGTTAAATTGTTTTCTTCTACACCTTGATGCAGTAATTCTTGTAGTATATCACCTATGTATGCTTCAAAAGGTTTCATATCTGTCAAACCTTTATCACCATTCTCAAGTATCTCATACTCAAACTTTAAATGAAGTTTATCATTCTTTTCATCTGGATCGAATGATACCTTTCCATAGGTATAGATTATACCCTCAAACGCACCTTCAGTCAACTTAATTGCTTGAAGCCCACTGTGTTTGTGTTCAAGGACTTGATATCTAAAATTACTCATCGAATTCTAATTCTTCCAATGCTTTATCAAGGTCGTCTTCTTGCATCATCTGTCCACCTTGACCAATGGAGTATTTGCTCTTAATAAAGTCATAGAATGTTTTGCTTGTAAGAATCGACAACCAAAAGTCTTTACTATCAGTTTCTTTAATACGATATTTCTTATCTTCTACTTCTCCAGTAGTAGGATCACATTTGGCATACCATCCATTGCTTGGTTTGACCACATGCTTGGATTCAAGAGCAAGGTCAAGCAAACCAGACCACTTACTGAGACCACCATCAAAAGATACGCTAACAGGGATTTTAGATTTTTCTTTGACATAACGACTCTTCTCTACATTGATAATAAAGTTATAACCAACAATCTCTGTTCCTTCTTTCTCTTGCTGACGACCGAGAATGTAAACATTATCTGCTGAATACATTGCACCAGTGCCACCACCAACGATTGCTTTCGGGAACATTCCGATCTCCATATATGTATGGTTCACTACAACGAGTGGAATATCTTTAAGATTCAAGTGCGGAGTTACCATACGGAACAGTGACTTCATCTGCTTGGCACGAGTCATGTCTGCTGCAGATTTACCTTCCAGCGCATCTTCAACTTCTTTCTTAGATGCTAGATTACCGATTGAGTCGATGACGATAATCAAATGATCACCACGATCTACATTCTGTAGCTGTTGCATAATGTCGAACTTCAATTGTTCAACGTCTGTCAATGGAGTGTGAACAACTCGTTTTGTATCAATACCAAATGTATCGAAGTAAGATTGCGGAGTACCGAACTCTGAATCATAGAACAACAAAGCTGCATCTTCATATTTGTCCATGTAAGACTTTGCCATTAACAAACTGAACGCAGTCTTAAAATGTTTACTTGGACCAGCCCACATTGTAATACCTGGAGTAAGTCCACCATCAAGACGACCAGATAAAGCCACATTGATGATTGGAACAGAAGTAGGAATCATATCCTTCTTCTTAAAGAACTTTGATTCAGATAGAATCGCAGAGTCTTTGATAGTTGTGTTCTTTTTAATTTTGTCTAGTATGCTTGCCATATTAACCTTTCAGGAATTCTAATAATTTTTCTTCAGTGACTAAACCAACTTGTCGTTTGATTTCAGATCCTTTATCATCGACTAAAACCATAGTTGGAACAGAACGAACTTTGTACTCTTGTGCCATCATCATTTCATTATCAATATCGTATTCTTCAATCGGGATATCAATCTTATCTTTCGCACCATTGATAATCATTGTAAGTCCTTTGCATGGACCACACCACTCGGCATAAAATTTTAACAGCTTCATTTATATCTCCTATTATACAGTAACTTTTGTTGCAAGGCAACTATGGATTGTTCTTGGAATGTGGAACATCAAACACAAATGTAATGCGAACTACATCACCAACATTCTTGGTTCCATGTGACAGTTTATTGTTAAACCAAAACAGATCTCCTGCATCGATCTTTACAGATTCTCCACCAACAGTGTAAACATATGAACCTTGTATTGCAAGATGGTATCGATCTCTTGTTTGATAATAACTACCAATATCAATATGCTGTCCAACTTCTCCACCAATCGGTAGTGAAAGAAATCCACATCTATCAAATTTCTTAAAGTTGCGTTTTAAGAATCCTACAATCTCTGTGTGTCTGCTATACGCTGGTGTTTCTACGGATAATTCACTATCACCCACATATTGATTTAGGTCTTTTACCGCACCGATTTTTAATTGAAGGACACCTGCTTGTACTGCAGGGAATCCATACTCATTGACTAAATCGTGCACACCTTCAATTTGTTTCTGAGCACCCCAGTCCTCTGGGTATTGATGCAGCTGTTTCAGTATCTTAGAAACATTAATACCTTTTTTTATAACTCTAATGTTAGCCAAAGAAATCCTCCAATGAACTTTCTTCTTGCGTCTTCCAACCTAGTGGTTCAATTACAATTTGTAGTGCGTCCAAGAAAACTTTCTCAAACATCTTATCATAATCTATGTATGATTCTAATTTAAACTCTTTTGGCAGAACCTGAGGGAATGCAATCACATCTTCTTGGAAAGGATTCGGTGTACGAACATACACAAACTTAATCTTATCTCCATCACGAATTGGCTGGTACTTCTTCTCAATACCAATACGCTTGCAGTGGTGATTGAACAACAATGCACCACGAACATGGATTGGTGTACCCTTTGTGTAAATTGGACTGCCTGCATACTGCTTCAATCCATTTATACCTCTTGGGAAAGCAATCTCTTGAATCGGTAATTTGTCAAACTCTTTTCTAAACTCCATAACATATGTATGTAAATCTTTTTCATCCCCTGCGAGGATAACTTGAAGCGAATCACGCAACTTTGTGCGAATAACCGCAGGTGTAGATGACTTGACCATCTCAAGACCCATAACTTTGATCTTAGGTTTCGCAAACTGAACTCCTTCTGAGTTGTGAACATTAATGACATATCGTTTCTTTGCAGTCCAGATGGCTTTGTCGGCAAGAACTTCTCGCTTCATAACCATCTTCTGACTGTAAGCATTCATGTAATCTGATAGTTCGGTGTAGCCTTGATCAATGAATGGTTGGAAAACATCCTCGCAAATCTTATCCATGTACTTGATTTTCTGCTCAGTGTTCTTACCCTCGCAAACTTTCTCGATGAGATGTTCAAGTGTAAGATAGATTGAGTCAGTGTCAATCGCAATAACAAAGTCTTTACCCTCTGTCTTGAGAGTCTTGTTAAGGAATGCATTCAACTTGTTCGCCATCCAACGAATGGACAACTGACCAGAAGTTGTAATACCCTCTGCCATTCTAATATCAAAGTAACGGAAGTATTGATTACCCATCGCACCATAAGCAGAGTTAAGAGCAATCTTCATTGCCATCTGCAGATTATTAAGACGAGAGATATCTTTCAACAGGTGAACCTTGGACTTATCGTTTTGATATTCCTGTTCAATCTTTAACATCTGTTTCTTAAACTTGGAACGATTCGCATACATCTCTTCCATCAACTCAGGCATAAACCCTTTGATGTCTTTGCGGTATGTCCAACCATTTGCAGTCATCGCTAGGTCTCTTCGTTTGAGATAGTCTGTGTCAATCTCTTTGTTGAGTAACTTATCAACAGTCACTGACAACTTCTCGGATGTCAGAGTTTCTGGGCTGATGTTATACTGCATAATCAAGTGAGGATACAAACTGTTCAAGTCAAAGGAAACAACCCACTTATGCATACCAATCATCGGATCTTTGACATAAGCACCTTCGAACTGAGCATCTTTACCAGAGTATGCCTTCGCTGGAATCACAATACCTTTCTTGCGTAGGTGATTGTAAATGATAGTGTCCCACATACGAACCTGAGAGTAAACATCTTCAGGATTAATCTTCGCATTGTATGCCATGGTCAGATGCAACTCAAGCAGACGCATCTTGTCTTCTAGTTTGTCAACCAACTCCACATCGTGAATGTTATACTCAACAAACACATCCCAGTGGTTTGTGTAGAAATCTTTGAAGTCATTTCCTGGATTTTCTTTCTTCGCATCATCTAGTTCTTCATCAGCGATGTAATCCAAACGATATGACTCTTGTTTAGTATATGTATATTTTTTGTAGAGTTCGAGATAGTCCAGCTGAGAGATACCTAGAATGTCATAGTGAATCTCTTCGTTACCTTTGATGAATGTCTTGCGTTGATTGACATAACCCCAAGGACTAATCTTGTTGGCAAATGTATCACCCAACTCTCGCTGAATGCGATGGATCAAGTAGACATTATCGAAGAAGTCAGTGTTCCAACCAGTAATGACATCTGGGTAGTTACCTTGCCACCAAATCATAAACTCTTTGAGCATGTGTTGTTCATCACGACAGTTGACCATCGTAACATCGGCACGAGTAGACTTATACTCACCATACTTCGTTTGAGCAAAGGTAATAACCTTCTTGGATTGAAGATCTTTAATAGTAATTAGAAGAACTTCTTCGTTGGCTGACTTGATATCTGGGAATCCATTTTCAGTTTCAGTCTCAATGTCAATGGTGTAAACTTTAATCTGTTCCATATCCCAGTTGACATCGTCTTCGTAGGTGTCACTGATATACTGATATGCGTAGTTGGTGTTACCATAAACAGGGAATCCCTCAACACCTTCATAGCGTTTGAGGAAGTCTCGAGTCTCACGGATACCTCCAGGTTTTATTTCATCAACGAATGTATCTTCCAGAGTCTTCCATTTTGATTCGACTTTAGAAGTGACAAAAAGCGTAGGATAGAAATCTA